CTATTGCCGATCGCGCAGGGCATCCTTCATGCGGTAGAGGGCGTCCAGGGCCTCGCGCGGGCTCATCTCGTCCGGCTCCAGGGTGTCGAACAGGGCCTTCAGGGCTCGTTCTTCCGAGGGCCAGTCTTCGGCAACCGACTCGGGGGCCGCGGTCGCGGTGTCCGGGGCGGCGGCGAACAGCCCCAGTTGCGGCGAGTCCGTCGCGGCCGCCCGATCCTCCAGTTCGCGCAGGTGTTCCCGCGCGAGCTTGAGTACGTCGGCCGGGACGCCGGCCAGCTGCGCGACCTGCAACCCGTAACTCTGATTCGCCGGACCCTCACGGACCTGGTGCAGGAACACGATGCTGTGTTCGTGCTCCATGGCGTCCGTGTGCACGTTGGCCACGGCCGGCTCGCGCTCGGCCAGCGCGGTCAGTTCGAAGTAATGCGTGGCGAACAGGGTCAGCGCGCGGTTGTGGCGCGTCAGGCGCTCGGCGCAGGCCAGGGCGAGCGCCAGCCCGTCGAAGGTGCTGGTGCCGCGGCCGATCTCGTCCATCAGCACCAGGCTCTCGGGGCCCGCGTTGTGCAGGATGTTCGCGGCCTCGGTCATCTCCACCATGAAGGTCGAGCGTCCGGAGGTCAGGTCGTCGGAGGCGCCGATGCGGGTGAAGATGCGGTCCACGGGGCCGATCTGCGCACGCGCGGCCGGCACGAAGCTGCCCATGCAGGCGAGCAGCACGATCAGCGCCGTCTGGCGCATGTAGGTGGACTTGCCGCCCATGTTGGGGCCGGTGATCACCAGCAGCCGCCGCGTCTCCGGGTCCAGCTCGGTGTCGTTGGCGACGAACGGGGTGTCGAGCCCGGACTCGACCACCGGATGCCGGCCCTGCTCGATCTGGATGCCGGGTTCGCCGACCAGCTCCGGGCAGTGCCAGTCGAGGCGGGCCGCACGCTCGGCCAGGCAGGCGAGCACGTCCAGTTCGGCCACGGCGTCCGCGATCGTACGCAGACGCGGCGCACGCGCCTGCAGGTCGGCGATCAGGTCGTCAAACAGCGCGCGCTCGCGGAGCATGGCCTGTTCGCGGGCGGAGAGGATCTCGTCCTCGAAGCGCTTGAGCTCCTCGGTGGTATAGCGCTCGGTGTTCTTCAGCGTCTGGCGGCGCATGAAGCGGCCGGGGAGCTCGGCCGAGCGGCTGCGCGAGACCTCGATGTAGTACCCGTGCACGCGGTTGTAGGCGACCTTCAGCGTGGGGATGCCGGTGGCCTCGCGCTCGCGGGCCTCGATCTCGCGCAGGAAGGTGTCGCCGTCGCTTTCCAGCGCGCGCAGGCGATCCAGCTCGGGGTCGTAGCCCGCGCGGATCATGCCGCCGTCGGTCACCCGCAGCGGTGGTTCCTCCACCAGGGCCGCGGCGAGCCGCGCGGTCAGCTCATCCTCCGGCGCGAGCGCGGCATGCAGCGCGGACAGGCGCTCGGCGGCATCGGCCAGCGGCGCCAGGGCGGTGTGCAGGGCCGGCAGGCGCTCCAGGCTGGCGAGCAGGGCGGTCAGGTCGCGCGGGCGCGCGCTGCCCAGCACGATGCGCGAGAGGATGCGCTCGCTGTCGGCGCTGCCGGCCAGGGCGTCGCGGATCGGGGTGACGGCCTCCTGCTCCAGCAGGGCGGTGATCGCGGTCTGGCGCTCGCGGATGATCGCTCGCTCGCGCAGCGGCTGGTGCAGCCACTGCATCAGGCGGCGGGCGCCCATCGCGGACTGGGTCGTGTCCAGCAGGGCGAGCAGGGAGCCGCGGCGTTCGCCCGTCAGGGTGCGCGTGAGTTCGAGATTGCGGCGGGTGGCCGGGTCCAACACCAGCATCTGGCTGCGCTGCTCGTGCGCCAGGCTGGTGATGTGGGCGAGATCGCCGCGATGGCGGTTCTGCACGTAGGCGAGCAGGGCCCCGGCGGCAGCGATGCCCAGGTCCAGCCCCTCGCAGCCAAAGCCGGACAGGTCGCGGGTGCCGAAATGGGTGATCAGCAGGCGATGGGCGGACACGGCGTCGAAATGCCAGTCGGCGTGGCGCTGGGGGGCGAAGGACTCGGTGCCCGGGATCGCGCCCGCCTGATCCGGCATCAGCAGCTCCACCGGGTCGAGCCGCGCCAGTTCGGCGGCCAGCTCGGTTTCGTCGCCGACCTCCAGTACGCGGAACTGGCCGCTGGCGAACTCCAGGCTGGCGATGCCGTAGCCGGTCTTGCGGCCCTTTACGGCGGCGGAGGCGGCCGGGCAGACGGCGACCAGGCGGTTCACCTGGCGGGCATCCAGCAGGGCCTCCTCGGTAACCGTGCCCGGAGTCACGATGCGCACGACTTCGCGCTTGACCGGGCCCTTTTGCGCGCCCACCGCACCGGTCTGCTCGCAGATCGCCACGCTCTCGCCCATCTTCAGCAGGCGGGCCAGGTAGCTCTCCAGCGTGTGCACGGGGATCCCGGCCATCGGGATGGGCGCCCCGGCTGATTCGCCGCGCCGGGTCAGGGTAATGTCGAGCAGCCCCGCGGCGCGCTCGGCGTCGTCGTAGAACAGCTCGTAGAAATCCCCCATGCGGTAGAGCAGCAACGTATTCGGGTACTCGGCCTTGATGGCCAGGTACTGCTGCATCATCGGGGTATGGCTAGAAAGGGTTTGTGTATCAGTCACTTGTGTTTGGGTGTCTAAGAAAAAGGGCGTTTCAATTAGACAGTTGTCTAATACTCGGGGGTTTGGCGCGCACGGTATCACGCGCGCGGATGTAGCGGTTGGTCTGGGCTTCGGTGGTGTGACCGGATAGTGCCTGGGGATCGAGCCCTTGGTTTTTGGCGTCGGTGATGGCCTTGGCGCGGAGGTCGTGCAGGTGGGCGTCCTGGACGCCTGCGCGCTCGGCGGCGGTGTTCCACATGGTGCGCACGGTGTAGTAGGAGTAGGGCCGGCCACCGCGCATGGTGCAGAAGAGGGTGAGGCCGCGAACCTTGCGGGGCAGCGCCTTGGCGGCGTCGATCGCTGCGCGCATGTCGTCGGTCATTTCGATCAGCAGGCGGGCGCCGGTCTTCTGTTGTGTGAAGCGGATGCCTTCGTCGCTGATGTCGGCCAGGCGGATGGCGAGGATGTCGCTGATGCGCTGGCCGGTGAGGTAGCAGATGTCGATGATGGGGCGCAGGTTGCCGGATGCGTGCGCACGGATCGCGCGGTATTCGGCGTCGGTAAGGTAGCGGTCGCGTTGCTTTTCCTTGAGTCGGCGCAGGCCCACGGCGGGGTTGGATTCGACGATCTGGTTTTCGACGGCGTAGTGCATGACCTGGCGCAGGAAGCTGATGATGCGGTTGGCCATGTTGGGGGTGGCGGCGTAGTGCTGCCGGATCTCGGCGACTACGCGGGGTGTGACTTGGCCGGGCTCGAACTCGACCAGGATGTTCTTGAGCTGGTCGGCGGCGTAGCGGTATTGCTTGACGGTGTTGGGTTTGAGATCGCGGGTGATCTCGGGCCAGGCGCGGTCGATCAGGGCGGGCATGCCGCTGCCCTGGGCCGCTGTGAGGCGTGCGTATTCGATCAGGGCGCTGTGCAGCTCGGTGCCCAGTCGGTTCCATTTGCCCTTTTTCACGTACCAGTAGGCGCCGTGCTTCTGGTAGACGCAGGGGGGCAGGTGACGGTTCTGTTTGCGCGGGCGCATCAGCCGAATCGGAGCTTGGGTTCCTGGTTAGGTTGCGGCTCTCCGCCCATGCGCGCAAGCATGGCGGCGCGCAGCACGCGCGGCCGGCCATCGGCTGCGACCTCGAACGGCCAGCCGTTTTCCTTGAGCCAGGCGACCTGCTTTTTCCGGACGGTGTATCCGGTGAGCTCGGTCAGCTCTTCGCGCGTGAGGAAGGTTCCGGTCGGGGCCATGTTCATCGCCGCTCGCGATTCGGCGACACGGTCGTCGCGGGCCGCTGCGGCCCGGCCTCGATCCGGCTGATGATCAGGCGAACGATGGGGCGCACGTCAGGCGAGCCTACCGAGGGGCGCATCTTGATGCGGGGCTTGGTCGTGTTCTTCATGGTCGCGTCACTCCGGGATGCAGAAGCCGGCGATGCGGCGGAGCTTGGGGTCAGGGTCTTTCTGGCTGCGGCGGAACGGGATGCGGCCGCCGCGGTCGTGGCGGCGGCGCCAGTTGTCGAGCTGTTGCCGGGTGCAGTTCATGTGCTGGCAGATCTGCATGATGGTGCAGCCGTTCTCGGCTAGCTCTTCGATGCGGCTGTAGTCTTCGGGCTTCAGGGGTGTGTTCATCGGGTCACCCCGTTGCGCTTGATGGGCGGCGGCGATCCAGCCAGCCGCAGGCTCCAGTGGCGCCGCCATCCGGCCTGTGCGTGCCCTTCCGATGGGGAGGCCAACACGATGCGGGGGTCGCGCGAACGCCGCAGGCGCCGGGCGATGGTGTTGAGCGCGGGCTTGGGGTTGCCGCGGGCCAGGGCGTGCAGCTCGCGCACGGTGCCACGGGTGCCGTCGTCCAGGGTGTAGACCGGGGGATGGGTCACGATGCACCCCCTATCTGTTTGGGCCAACGCTTGGGAGGCGCAATCTCCGCCCCTTCACAGGCGGCAATCATCGCCTCGCGTTCGTCCATGCACTCGCTATGCTCGATCCACCCGTCGCACGCCACGCTGCCATCGGCGTTCTTGACGATCATGTACCAGCGATCGTCGTCGTCTCTATCGAGTGAGAAGTCATGCCCCCTGAAATGGGCCTCCAGATCCTGATCCGGCACGTGGTGGTATATTTTCACGACGCACCCCCTTCCGGCTTCGGTAAATCAGAGACCCAACACCAATGGCCTTTAAGGCATTCTCTGCTCCCGATTAGGTGGGCGGGGACAGGCCTAGGGGAACTCGCTACGTCGGCCCACCACATGACCCACGGTGGAGCGACTGTGTTGGGATCGTAGTCCGGAGGGGTGGCGACAGATCGCCAGATCGGTTTTTGCTCCGGCTTCGGCGCGGCGGCGATCGCGCCCGCAACGCGTTCCTCGAACCGTCGGCGCTCTTCCTTCTCTCCGCCCGCCTGGGATTGCTGGAGATAAGGGATTAGGGCCCCCAGTAGCACGAGCCGCTGGTCGTCTGTCAGCGCCGGGACTCCCGCGCGCTTGAACGTGTCAGCTATCTGGTCCGCAATCTCTGAATAGTCCTGTGCCATCACGCACCCCCGGTGGTTTCGGCGGGCTGCAGGGGCGGCTCCATGGGGGAGGGCAGGCCCTGGTGCAGGCGCTCGGGTGGGATGTGGACGTCGTTGGGGTTCTCCGTGCGGCCGCGCAGGGCGCGGAAGATGCTGCGGAGGCTGTCGCGGGCGTCCAGTAGGTTGGAGTGGGAGTCGCCCAGGGTGTCGAGGTTGTAGTCGCGCAGGGCGATGTTGATGCCGCGCTCGATGCTGCGGAAGGCGAGCACCAGGTCGTCGTCAGGCACGCGGCCGTAGTGGGCGCCGTTGCCGATGTCGGCTTGGATTCCGTGGCGCAGCAGGTCGCGCGCGAGGCGCCACAGGGTGGCTTCCTGGCGTCGGCCATCGGGGTGGGCGATGGCGCCGTCGCCATCCGGGGCCATCACGCAGATGCCGCCGTCGGGCATGGCGCGGAGGATCCAGCCGGGCATGGGTTGTTCGGTGCGTTCGGTCATGGTGCTGTTCTCCATCAGGCCGCGGCCTGCAGTGCGGTGATGATCTGGCGCACGGGCTGCGGGCATACGGCGTTGCCCATCAGGTGCACGGCCAGGCGGTGGTTGTCGGGGAGCTGGTAGGTGTCGGGGAAGCTCATTGCGGCGCGGCATTCGTGCCGTGTGAGCATGCGCATGTGGTCGCCGTCGACTACGGCCCAGCGGTCGCGCGTGGTGATGGTGCCGATGGGGCGGTCCAGGCTGCGCGCTGTGCGGGTGTTGCCGTAGTAGCTGAACAGGAAGCGCTCGCCGAAGTGCTGCCGCCCGTGCTGTACGCGCGCCAGCGTGGCGGCGGCGCGGCCGGGCTTGTGTATCGGGGTCCAGCGCCCGGCCTGCCAGTCGATGATGTCGGCGGCGGGGCGATGCTGGAGGCGCTGGAGGTCCAGCCGGATCGGGGATCGGGTGCGGGCCAGTACCAGGAACAGGCGGCGGCGGTGCTGTGGGGCGCCGAGGTCGGCGGCGTCCACTACGTGCGGGGCTACGCTGTAGCCGAGGGCGTTCATGGCCAGTTCCCACGGGCGGTACAGCTGCCAGTCCTGGAACTCGGGTACGTTCTCGACGATAGCGAACGCGGGCCGGTGGTATTCCGCCGCGGAGACGACGGCCCACGCGGTGGATCGGCTGGCGTCGTGCTGCGGGCTGTTCCGACCGCGGGCGCGGCTGTGGCCCTGACAGCATGGGCTGGCCAGCAGCAGGTCGTGCGCGGGAACCTGCGACCAGTCGGCCTGGTGAAGGTCCTGGCACAGGTGCTGGACGTCCGGGTGGTTGCGCGAGTGCCATTCCACGGCCTCGGGCCAGTGGTTGGCGGCCCATTCCACGCTGCAGCCGGCCAGACTGGCGCCGGTGCTGAAGCCGCCGGCGCCGGCGAACAGGTCAATGGCTCGCATGGTCGCGCTCTCCGAGGTTGTGGTGCTGCAGGGCGCGGTCGACGTCGGCCGGGGCGGCGTCTGCGGGCACGTAGAGATGCCCAGCGCGGCTGGTGCCGACACGCGGCGCATGGCGCTGGCAGAGCGGCTTCGCGTAGGTGACATAGGCGTACCGTCCCCCGTGCAGCGTGGTGCGCTCCAGGTGGCATCCGCAGGGGATCCAGAAGCGCTCATTCGGCGGCACTGGGTGGCTGTCGCCTGTGATGGGTAAGCCGAGCTGTTCCATGTCGCGTCCTATCGGCAATGAGCGAATTCGGGGTTGCTAAGGAACTCGCGGAACGTGAGGTCCGGGTCGATGTCACGGACATTGAGATAGCGCCGGTAGCGCAGCTTGGACTTGGGCAGCCGGGGGCGTGTCTCGAGCGCAATCCGGCGGCCTTCCTCGGTCGCGCTGAATACCCAAACGCCGCCGGCCAATGGGTGCGTGCTGCGCACCATCAACCCCTCATCTTCCAGTCGTTCAAGCCCCGGCATGTCGCTATGCCCTGGTCCGGCCATGAAGTGGTTGCGGTATGGCTCCAGATCGGGGTACGCCGGATCGCTGATTCCGAGCGCGTGGTGCAACAGGTGTAGGTCTGCGGGTTTGTCCATGGTCAGTTCTCCGTGTCTCCATTCCCGAGGCGTCCGCCGCGCAGGCGCCTGGGGAATGGCCCCGGCCGTGGCCGGGGCGGTGGGTTGTTCGTGCCCGGGAGGATTGGCCCGGGGCTAGCCGTCGCGTGGCTTCTCCGGCGGCGCCCGGCGGTAGGAGGTGGAGCTGCACCGTCTGCGCCGCTGCGGGTGTTGTTGGCGACACCGCCCGCTGGTCGCGCGTGGCCTACGCGGGGTGGAGCGCAGGCCGGGGCCGGTTTACGTGTGGCCCGGCGATGCACTGGCCGTCTTCAAAGCCGGAGAGCCAGGCGTCGCGGTGCGGGGTCCAGTCGTCGTAGGGGCACAGGGCGGTTTCCTTGATGCGCAGGCGCTGTTCGATGCCTGCGCGCAGGCCTTTCTGGTAGGCACGGCTGCGTTTGTTGTAGGGCTCGATCAGGGCGCTGCGGCACAGGTCCTGTGCGAGCTGTACGGCGGCCAGTTCAGTGGGCTGCATGGCGTACCTCCTGGATGGATCGGCGGCGCTGGGCCGGGCTGAGTCGGTTCCACCAGGCCATGCCGCGCGGGTCGTCCATCGGGTCGGCCTGGGGTTCGGGTGCGGATTGGGCGCGGCGGCTGGCGAGGTAGGCCTCGCCGGTGCGGCGCAGTAGGCGCGCGATCAGTGGATCGGCGGCGGCTTCGGCATAGGTGACGCCGCGGCTGCGCAGGTGGGCGCAGCACTCATACCCGATGCGCATGGCGCGTTCGCTGGTCGGGGCCTTCATCGGGCCACCTTCGGCACGCGCAGGAAGCGAGGCAGGCGCAGGCGGGGCCAGTGCGCGCGGTAGCGCTCGATCACGTCGGCGATAAGGGCCATGACGGAGAAGGCCAGGAAGACCGGCGCGATGTAGAGCAGGGTGGCCATGGCGGCTTCGAGGGCACTCATTGCGCACGCCCCTCGAAGTGGGCGCGCACGCCGTCGAGTTCGAGCCGCAGCTCGCCGAGGGTGATGTCATCGGCGCCTTTGCCGTGTTCCTCGAGGCGGGCGACCAGCAGCGCTACGGCGCCGGTGGGCAAGGTGCCCACGCGGTGGACCTCCTGAAGCGTGTCGAGCATGTCGCTCGCGAAGTTGGTGCCGGGCTGCATGGCGGCCTCCTGTGTCGATGTTGAGGACAACATACACAGGGCGTTTACCCGGAGTCAACAGAATGTGTATTTTGTGGCGCAAGAAAACCCGGCTGGGCCGGGCATCTGGGTCGTCGAATCTTGGGCGTGTGGGTTACTTGAGGCGCATCAGGACCTCGCGCACCACGCCGACGATGGTGTAGTCCGCTGCGTCGAGCATGGGGTATTGCGGGTTCTCGGGTTTGAGGTAGAGGCGTCCGGCGTCCTGTACTAGACGTTTGCATGTGCCGACACCAGTCTCGCTGCGCGCCACCACGTAGTCACCAGGTTCTGCTTGCATGCCTGGTTCCACGATAAGGGTCGCGCCCGGAGGAAACTTGGGCGCCATGCTGTCACTGTCCATTAGTACGGCGAAGGTTGATTCGCTTGCCGGTAATGACGTCTCGATGAACTCTAGCTCGTCGTTTATCGCGTCCTTTCTGAGGCTCTCCCGGTAGTTGCCAGCTTCCGCGCACAGGATAAGTGGCACGCGACTAACTTGAGCAGCGGCCGCGCGGCCGCTGCCATGTGGATCGGCGTAGGACGGCGGTGAATCCTCGTTCACAAGCATGACCTTCTCGCGGCCCTGTGGGCCTAGCCCTTTGATCAGCCAGTCCGCTGACACACCCACAGCGTGGGCTACCGACCAAGCTTCGTTCGCCGGGATTGCCCCACGCTTCTTCCAGTTACCCACGCGCTGGCTAGTCGTGCCGAGTGCGCGCGCGAGATCGGCCCAGCTCATGTCTCGGGCTTTCATCGCCCTTTCCAGGCGTTCGATTTGGCTCTCAGCTTTGCGTGCCTCCATGCACGAAGTGTTGACGTTTAGTGTTGCGGGAAGCAATGCACAAAACGTTGACTTCGAGCTACACAAGGTGTTTATATGCTGTCGCATGGATGCCATCACGTATGCACTCAAGAAGACCAACGGTTCCGCCGCCCTGGCCCAGAAACTCGGTATGAGCCGGCAGCGGGTGGATAACTGGCGCCGCCGCGGTGCGATCCCACCGGGTCAGGTGATTGCGGTTGCGCAGGCGATCGACTGCGACCCGATGGAGCTCTACCAGCGTAACCAGCCACCGGCGACTGGTGAGAGTCGCAGCGCTTCTCGGGCCCCAGCGTAGAGGCCGGACACAGCTGGCATTCAGCTTTTTGCTAGCAGGTTGGAGGGCGTGCGTCGTCATGGTTCCAGCCTGCGCTACAGGAGGGAGTGATCCAATGTTGAAGAATCCACGCCCCACGGAGCTGGACCACGCTCCGACGCGCACTGCGGTGCTGATCGTTCACGCGGAGCAGTACCGCGCCCGGCATGGCCTCTCGCACGAACACTGGTGCGAGGCATTGGACGCGGCCTACTGCGACCTGGTGCCGCAAGCGCACCGGGCGGTGAAGGCTCCTGACCTGCGGCAGATCACGGACGCGAAGACCTATGTCGCGCGCCTGCGGTCGTGGGATCAGCAGGTGCGCCGCTGGGTCGACGGCGACGTGCGCATGCCAGTGGACATCGAGGAAGCCTGGTGCGAGGCGCTGGCCGACCCGTTCCGGTCTGCATGCAAGCGTGAGTTGGCTCGGCGCATGGGATTGTGGGGCGCGGTCAAGGCCCCGGACGGGGCGATCGGCGACCACGAATGCTGGGCTCGCAGCCTGCAGTCGTTCGGGGAGATCACGCAGTCCATGGGCCGCATCCTCGCGGATGGCTGCATCGGTCCGCAGGACGAAGCGTACCTGCGCGAGCTGGTGCCCGAGGCGGATGCCATGCGCTCACACCTGACCAGCCTCATGGAACGCGCGCGCACAGTGCTGGATACCTGCCCAGTACACCCCACCGCCGGCCCCAACGTCAGCCCGCTGCGCCGCGCCGAATGATGCACGCACCGAATCGCCCCCGCACTGAACACCCCGACCGCGAACCGGCGCAGGATGCTCCGGCCGGTGAGTGGAACGCCTACGTCGCTGCCGGCCTGTCCCGCGAGGAACGCCGAACCCGGCTGGATCGCTGCCCACCCGAACACCGTGCCGCTGTGCGCTCGCACGTCGAGACGGTGTTCGCCCTCCAACGCAAAGGCCGCACTGCATGATGCCCGCGCAAACCCCGCTCCCCCTTGGTGATTTGAAAAGGCGCGCGGTTGCTCGGGCACACGACAGTGGCACCGAACACCGCACTGCACGTTGCAGGCATGAATCCGGTCGCGGGTCCTTCCGGCCCGCACTGCGTGCGGGTGCGGAGAGGCGCAGATTTCGCTTAGGTTTGTGCTATTGGGCAAAGGCAACCGATAGCGCTAGCCGAATGGATCGGGGGCTGGCCTGATGTCGTGGGAGAACTACGACGACGTGCTGGGGCAGCTCCGCGACCACGGGCTGCAGCTGGATGGGCTGGATGTCGACACGGCGCGGCCGGTTCGCTGCCGAGTGGAGGGCGACCGGCGCCGCGAGAAGAAAGGCTGGTACTGGCTGACCACGCACTACCTTCAGCAGGCGGACGGCAGCGGCGAAGCGCCGTTCATCGTCGGCAGCTACGGGATCTGGTCGGGCACGGACAACGGGAAGGTGAAGGTCGCCATCACGAAGAAACAGGCGACGCTTACCGAGGAACAGCGCAAGGCGATCGCGGCCCGGCACCGGGAGAACGCGAAGCGCGCCGAGGCGATCCGCAAGGCGGATGCCGAGAAGGCGGCGGTACGTGCCCGCAAGGTGTGGGCGGCGTACCGGACGGAGGGCCAGTCGCCGTACCTGGAGCGCAAGGGGATCCAGCCTCACGGGGTGCGGTTCGATCCGAAAGGCGAGGGCACGATCGCGGTGCCGGGGCAGGATGCCCAGGGGCGCATTCACTTCCTGCAGATCATCCGGGGCAACCCCCGGGCCGGGAAGCTCGAGAAGGAATACTGGCCGAAGGGTCACATTAAGCGGGGCCGGTTCTACCTGATCGGCACGCCGGGGTCGGTGATCCTGGTGGCCGAAGGGTTCGCGACCGGGGTCGCGCTGCACGAAGCCACCGGCCTGTGCGTCGCGGTGGCCTTCGACGCGAACAACCTGCAGCCGGTGGTCGAAGAGCTGCGGGCCGCGCATCCCGCGTCGAACCTGCTGATCTGTGGGGACGACGACTACATCCAGAAGTGCCAGGCCTGCCGGGCGCCCACTGAGGTGGACGATCCGCGCTGCCGGCACTGTGGCGAGGAACACGGCAAGACGAACCCGGGGCGGGAGGCGGCGCGCACGGCCGCGCTGGCCGGGGCCGGTAGCTGGGTACTGCCGGAGTTTCCCGCCTCTCGCAACGGCGAGAAGCTGACCGACTTCGACGACCTGAAACGCTTCCCCGACGCGGGCGCCTCCGTAGTACGGGATCAGGTGCTGGCCGCGATACAGGCGGCCGGGTGGACGGCCACACCGGCTCGAACGCCCCAGGCGGCGGAACCGGAAGAGGGGGGCGGGGGCCGGCGTCGTGCCTGCTCCGTCCTTAGCCTCGAGGAACTTGTCGAGCGCTTCATCCCCCTGGACGACGGCACGGGCAAGTACGTGTTCGACGGGTGGACGAACAAGGTCGTGCACCGCGATCAGATGGTGGCGCTGCTGCCAGCCAAGGCGCGGTGGGACGATGTGAAAAGCCACTACCGCTGGATCGAGCGCGGCGCGTACTACATGGACGAAGTGGGGTTCGACCCCGCGGGCACGGACCCGGCGGTGCGGTTGAACACCTGGCAGGGCTGGCCCCTGCAGCCCGGCGAAGGGAACTGCGACCTGATGCTCGACCTGGTCGATCACCTGGTGAGCAAGTGCGAGAACGCCGGGGTGATGTTCGACTGGCTGCTGGACTGGCTCGCGTACCCGCTGCAGAACCCAGGGGCGAAGATGTCCAGCGCCGTGATCATGCACGGCCCGCAGGGCTCGGGTAAGTCCACCCTGTTCCAGACGCAGGCGAAGATCTATGGCGACTACGCCACGGTCCTGAACCAACGGGGGTTGGAAGATAAGTTCAACTCCGACTGGGTCGACTCCAAGCTGTTCCTGGTCGCCGAGGAAGTCGTCACCCGTGCCGAGATGTGGCACGTGAAAAACGAGCTGAAGGAACTGGTCACGGGCGAATTCGTGCGCGTGAACACCAAGCACTCGGCGGCCTATCGCCAGCGCAACCACATCAACGTGGTGTACCTCTCAAACGAATCCCAGCCGCTCCCGATCGACCCGGACGATCGAAGGCACGCCGTGGTGTGGACACCCGGCGAGCTGTCCGAAGAGTTCTACGACGCCCTGCACCAATGGCTCGAGAACGGTGGCGTCGAAGCCTGGTACGGCTACCTGATGGGCCGGGACCTCTCGCACTTCCACGCGGCCAAGCGCCCGCCCATGACGGGCGCCAAGGAAGAGCTGATCCAGCTCTCCAAGCCCAGCGAGGATCGGTTCATCGACGAATGGGTGGCCGGCGAAACTCGCTTCCGATTCGGGCCGTGTCTGAGCATGGACCTGTACAGCGCCTACATGGCCTGGGCTCGCGAGAACGGTGTGCGCCACCCTCGGGAGTCCAACCAGTTCCTGGGCCGCGTCGGCAAGCTGCACGCCTGGAAGTGCGGCCCGCACTGGGTCTACGACGATGCCACCTACCACGGCGAGCCGCGCAAGCGGCGCATGGTCGTGCCCCCGGAACACCTGCTGGCCGAATACGGCCGCGACCACGCCTCCAGCAACAAGACCAAAACCCAGTGGCTCACCGACCAGCTGGTCGAGTTCCAGCGTGCCCAGAACGACGTCGGAGGGTACCCCTATGACTGACGCACGCCTTCACGCCGCCGATGGAACGGGCAATGGAACGGGCTTTGGTACGGGGTCCGTGTTCTGCAAGTGCCTGATTACAGGGCAATGGAACGGATGGAACGGATGGAACGGGCCCCCCGCACGTATGCACCCGCGTGCAGGCGTGCGCACATGCGCACCCGCGCGCGCGTGTCCGTATGTATTTACCCCCCGTTCCATCCGTTCCATCCGTACCAAAGAAGGAAAAACAGAGGGTTACAGAATCAACGCCCGTACCAAAGCCCGTTCCATACCCCGTACCAGCCCGTTCCATCGCCCTGGATACCCCGCCGGAGGCCAGGCATGACCGAACAGCGCACCCTCACACGCGCCGCCTTCGCCCGGGAACTCGGCGTCAACAAGTCCACCGTCACCCGCCTGGCGCAGGCCGGGCGCCTGGTACTCGACGGCCGGGGCCGCGTCGTCGTCGCCGCGAGCATCCAGCGCATCCAGGCCACCGCCGGCGGCCGCACCGACGTCGCCGCCCGGCACGCAGAGGAACGCGGGCGCGCCATCCTCGGCGCAACCGCCCCCGCAACCCCGGCCGCAACCGCCGCCGAAGAAAGCCCGGAACTCGACAGCGAAGGCGAGGGCGCCGCCGCCCCCGCCGGCGGCGAACCGCTGGACCCGGAGAGCGGCCAGCCCATGCGCACCGTCTACAAGGCCCGCGCCCTGGCCGCCGAGAACGCCCGCACCCGCGTCGAACTCGACCTGCAGGCCGGCCGGCGATACGCCCGCGAAACCGTCGAGCGCGAAGCCCACCACATCGGCCAGACCCTGCGCGCCTCCCTTGAGCGCATGTCCGACGTCCTGGCCCCGCAGCTCGCCACCCTCGACCCATCCCAGCGCCGCGCGGTGCTGGACTCCGAAGCGGCCGCCCAGCGCCGCATCCTCAAACGGGAGCTGGCCCGCAGCCAGCGCCGCATCCGCAAGGAGGCCGACCATGGCTGACGCAGTAGACATCACCACCGAACGCCAGCCGCGCGAGGAGAGCGCCATCCTGGCAGCCCATCGCGCCCGGCAGGCCAACACTCCGACCCCGGTCATCATCGACGGCATCGCGTGCTGCGCGGACTGTGAAGAACCGCTGAACGATGTGCGCCTCAAGATCGGCGCGGGGCGCTGCGTTTCGTGTCAGGAGATTGCCGAGCATCGGGGGATCGCGTGATGGGTGGCATTCAGCGTTTCGGCGCGTTCGTGGCTCTCGCGTTGGGTGTTCATTTGGCGGCGTATAGCCAGGAAGGATCGCTAATCGCCGGCCTTTCTGCCGGTGTATTCCTGGCCCTGTTTGTCCTGTTGGTGACCGAATGACCGACCCGATCAAGCAAGCGCAGGCCGAAGCATTGGAGCGCGAAGCGCGCGCCATGGAGACGGCACCCCAGCGCACCCCCTACGCGCGCATCGACATGCGGAGCATCGCCCGGGCTTTGCGCCAGACGGCCCGGACACTTCGGCAGAACCGCACCCCTGAACATTGGGAACAGGACGATGATTGATACACCGAAGCCAGCAAACCGCACCAAACCCCACGCCGGCAAAGAGGCGTCGCCCTGGAGCAAGGGGCCGAACTGCCACACGAAGCGCGCGCGGCAGATGTACCGCGAGCTGAAGGCGCGGGGGCCGAAGCGATAATGGCGACGCTCGCGGACCTGCAGACGGAACAGGCGCGGCTCAAGGCCGAGGCGGCGGAAGCGGCGCTGCAGCGGGCCGAGGCCGGGGCGCTGTCGGCCGAGGATGTCGACGCCGCCGCGCGGGGCGCCCGGACGGTGATGCTGCGCGCGCTGGACCGCCTGGCCGAACGGCTGGCGGATACCATCGAAGACGCGGACGACGAAAACCGCGTGCACTACCTGATGATGGACGCGGCCTCGGATTGGCTGCGCGAGCTGGGCCAGGCGCTGGAAGCGGAACCGGCCGTGGTGGATTCCGTCGCGCGGCAGCTGGCCGCCGGGCTTCGGCCGCGTGCGCTGCTGACCGTCTCGCAGTGGGCGGATCGCCACCGCTTTATCGAGACCGGCAGTGCCCAGCCCGGCCAGTGGAACACCGACCGCACCCCGCACCTGCGCGAGATCATGGACTCCCTCAGCGAGCATTCCGGTGTGCGCGAGACCAGCCTGATGAAGGCCTCCGGCGTGGGCGGCACGGAGGTGCTCTACAACTGGATCGGCTACATCATCGACCACCTGCGCACCCGCGACATGCTGCTGACGGTGCCCACCCTCGAGCTGCGCGACCGCTCGCTGAACCCCCGCCTGCGCAAGCTGTTCCGCGAAACCCCGGCCCTGACGGACCTGGTCAGCGACAAGAAGCGCGACCGCACCAACCGCGACAACCTGACGGAGTTCGGCGCCAGCGCCAAGCTGATCAAGGCCGGTGCCAACAGCGCAGACTCCATGCGCTCCGACCATCTGCCCTACGTAGCGAACGACGAAGTGGACGCCTTCCCGTGGGACGTGGGCGGGGAGGGCGACCCCTTCACCCTGCTGGAAAACCGGCAGCGCACCTACGCCCGCATGGCGAAGACGTACAACGTCAGCACGCCCACCACCAAGGGCGAAAGCCATATCGAGGATCGTTACCTCGCGGGCGACCAGCGCCAGTACCACGTGCCCTGCCCACACTGCGGGCACCCGCACGTGCTGGAGTGGGCCAACTTCCGCTACCGCGTCGCACCCGGAGACGAAGAGCAGGCCGGTGCCGAGATCCTGGACGCCTGGATGGTGTGCCCCGAATGCGAGGCCCGGATCGAGGAATCCGACAAAACCGACATGCTCGCGCGCGGGCGCTGGATCCCGAAGCGCCCCAGCATCAAGCGCCACCGCAGCTACCACATCAACGCCCTGTATTCCCCCGTCGGCCTCGGCTCCCGCTGGAAAGACCTGGCCGCCCGTTGGCGCGCGGCCCAGCACGACGACGCCAAGCTCAAGGCCTTCATCAACACCGACCTGGGGCAGACCTGGGAAGAGCAGGGCGAACAGATCGACGACACCGGCCTGCTGATGCGGCTGGAAGACTACGGCGTAGAAGACATCCCCATCGCCATCATCACCGCCGGCATCGACGTCCAGAAAGACCGCCTCGAGGCCAGCATCTACGGCTGGGGATCCGGCGAAGAGGCGTGGGCGATCGAACACATCATCGTGCCCGGCGACACCGCCACCGACGAACCCTTCGAGGAAATGGACGCCGTCCTGCGGGAATACGGCGTCGACGCCGAGGCCTGGGACTCCGGCTACAACGCCGACCAGGTGTACAGCCACGTGCGCACCCGCAGCTGGGCCGTCGCCACCAAGGGCTACGCCAACGACCCCAGCCGCCCGTTCCTCGAAGACGAGCGCAAGCGCCGCAAGCGCCTGCGCCGCCGCACCCGCACCGGCGTTCACCCCGAGCCGGTGGGCGTCGACAACGGCAAGGCCCTGCTGGCCGCCCGCCTCAAGAAAGACCAGGCCGGCCCCGGCTACCTGCACTTCACCAACCGCGGCGGCTTCGACGACGAATTCTTCGCCCAGCTCACGGCCGAAAAGCTGGTGCCCCGCAAGCGCCGCGGCCGCACCAAAAACGAATGGGTACAGACCCGCACCCGCAACGAAGCCCTGGACTGCTACATCCTCGCGCTGGTCGCCTGCCGCCTGAGCGGCCGCGACCTCGACCAGCCGCGCATCGGGCGGGAGCCAGCACGTGAAGAATCAGTAGGGCAGGGCCCTACGCCCGACCCCTTCTCTCCGATCCCGTTCGACGAGACCTGAGCCATGGAACAGAAAAACGACTTCCTCGAGATCATCGAACACGAAGTGCAGAGCTGCATCCTGCGGTTCTCCCCACTGGACAAGCGGATGGCCCGGGACCTGGCGCGAAGCGTCTCCGAGCGCGTGCAGATGCGGGCGGGTGGGGATACGCACTACATCCCTTCGAGCAAACGAGAGCGCCGGGAAAAGGCTCTCGGCATGCTTCGCGACGGTCACCCGGTGCAAGAGGTATGTAGGGCGTGCAACGTCTCTCGAAGGCACCTGCGGCGCTGGGTAAAGAGCCAGGAGGACGGGAAAGAAAGCGTTGTGAGTGCACCACAGTGAGAGGCTTATCCCGCTGTCGGATATCGGAAAATTGCAGCGTGCCAGAAGAAGGGTCTATGCTTCTGGGTGTATTTAGTGCACTGGGCTGATCTACGGATTGGCCCGTTTTCGTGTCAGGAGGGAGCCATGACCGTTTCAGCAATTTCGGCCGCCAAAGCCATCTGCGAGGCCTCGGACTGGTCTGTCTCGAATCTGGCCCTGCAGAAGATTTTATATATCGCACACATGGTGCACTACGGTCGGACGGGTCAGCCCCTGATCGATGAATCCTTCGAGGCGTGGGACTATGGCCCTGTGGTCCCTGCTGTGTACCACAGAGCGAAGGCATTTGGATCGGATCCGGTTGGCAATGTCTTTCACGGTGCCCGCCCGATCGAAGATGAACGTGCGCTCAAGGTCATCGAGCAAACGGTGGCTTCGCTTAAAGACAAGCACCCAGGCGACCTGGTGGAAATCACCCATTGGGATGGCGGGGCTTGGTCCAAGCATTATCCGAAAGGCCGCAATCAGATCATCCCGCATGATGATATATTTCGGGAGTATATAGACCGGGTTAATCCATAATGGCCGACGATCCGGACGCTGCACCCAATGCGCCCGACGCCGACGATTCTGGTGAAGACCTCGAGAAACTGACGAGTGGGTCGAGCTCAGTAAAGAGCAAGGAAGTCGAGCGGCTATCAGAACAGCTCGAGCACGAGCGTGATCGCCGAAAAGAAGACTGGTTTGTCTTTCTTCTGATCGTCATCATTTTGGTGAACATCCACGTCTACACGAACCTTGATGGGTTGGCCGCTGTAGCAATTACCTTTTTGCAGCTCGTCCTTCTCCTGGTGGCGGCTGATCGGCTTGGCGTAAAGCCGGTCGTGTCGTGGTTCAGTCACTTGGTTGACAAGTTCGCCCGCAATCGGGATTGACGCATTCTCGAAAGCATCCCTCAGTAGATGATCCTCTTTTAGGCCACCCGAACAAGGGGACATTTTCTAAGACATTTGTCACCTAAAAATGTCACATCCGCCCGGGATACGGTCCATGCATGGACGCTGGACTGTTCCAACACCTGGGCCTTTCGGAGCTGCGCAAACGGCGCGATGAAGCGCTGGATGGTCTGCATGCGCTGAATACTGGCAAGCGGTCGGTCACCTTTCGCTACGGGGACCGGCAGGTCCAGTATTCCGAGCCCGCGCGCCTTGAGGCCTACGTTCAGGCCCTGAGCGGTGCGATCCGCGCGAAAGAGTCTGGACGCTCGGGTCGCGGACCCATCACCCTGGGGGTCGGCTGATGGCCGGCCGCCGCCGCAATCTTTCCGTGCAGGCCGCGCCAGAGCGCCCGACCCCGGAGGGCGCAGCACACACCGCGGCCGATCCGACCGAGCGCACCATGCGCGAGTGGTTGCCGTTCGCCGGTTCCGCCGACTCCGACCTGATCCCCGAACTGGGCGCGCTGATCCCGCGTTCCCGCGATCTGTCCCGTAACAACGGTATTGCCGCGAGCGGGATCCAGACCCTCAAAGACAACATCGTCGGCAACGTCCTGAAGCTGTCGAGCAAGCCGCACTACCGGATGCTCGGCTGGACCCGGGACGAAGCCGAGGAATGGTCCAAGGCCAACGAAGCCGAGTTCGAGTCGTGGGCCCACACGGTCGAGGCCGACGCCGGCCGGCAGATGAACCTGCTGGGCTTGACGCTGCAGGCGCTCGGCGCCGCGTTCCTGAATGGCGATGCCGTTGCGATCCCGGTCTGGGTGCCGCGCCCGGGTCATCGCTGGAACACCCGTCTTCAGCTGATCGAATCCGATCGCCTGGCCACGCCGCCGCAGCTGCAGCACCGGGTCGACATCCGGGGCGGCATCGAGCTGGATCGGCATGGCGCTCCGGTCGCTGCATATATCCAGCGCACGCACCCGGGTGACCGCTTCGGCTGGCACCGTCTGCCTGAACCCTACGCCTATGACCGCGTCCCATGGTTCACGCCGGATGGGCTGCAGCGCGTTGTCCACCTGCACGACAAGGAGCGCACCGGCCAGAGCCGAGGCAAGCCGATCGTCACCAGCGTGATGAAGGAATTCCGCCTGGCTGGGAAGTATTCCGAGGCGCATCTCGAAACGGCTGTCGCGCAGTCCCTGATCGCCGCCTTCCTGGAGTCGGACCTTTCGCCGGACGCTGCCTCCGAGCTGTTCGGTGCGAACCCCGGCCAAAGCTGGAAAGACCAGCTATCCGGTTACCACGGGCGCCTGAAGGGCGCATCCGTGATCCCGCTGCCGGCTGGTGCCCGCCTGAGCGCGTTCAACCCGTCCAGCCCGAACCCGGCTTTCGAGTCATTCATGGAGTCCACCCTGCGGCAGATCGCCACCGGGTTGAACATCCCGTATGAGCTTCTGCTGAAGGACTTCAGCAAGACCAACTACAGCAGCGCCCGCGCGGCCCTGCTGGAGGCCTGGCGCTACTTCCAGGGCCGCCGGCGCTGGATCAAAGACCACTGGCTGCGTCCCATCTATGAGCTGTGGATGGAAGAAGCGGCCTGGGCCGGCCGCCTCCCGGGCGTATCCCACGCCGACTACCTCACCAATCGCTACGCCTACACCCGCTGCCGCTGGGTGTTCTCCGGCCGTGGCTGGGTAGACCCGGTGAAAGAGGCCAACGCCGCCAAGATCCGCATGGAAGCCGGGCTTTCCACCCTCGAAGACGAGGCCGCCGAGCAGGGCCAGGACTGGGAAGAGGTTCTGGAACAGCGCGCGCGTGAGCGCCGCAAGGCGCAGGAACTGGGCCTGACGGACCTGACCGAGCGCCCGGTCGTGCACGAGCCGGTTGCCCCGGCACAAGACCAGGACACCCCGGAGGCCTCGGAATGAAGTATCCCCACCTCGCCAGTCGCATCTTCAACACGCCTCTGCTGATGCACCCGGACAAGCTGGACGCGATCATCGCCGGCCTGGGTGGCCGTCTGCTGGGTGTCGAACCGACGTTGCACGATCACGTGCGCGATGCCTCGCTGTTCGCTACGCAGCCGGGTGCCCGGCGCGACGACGAACGGAACGGCCAGACCTACTACGCACACGGCGGCGGCTTGGCGCGTGTCGACGTGTTCGGCGGCCTGGCGCATCGCACGCGCATGACCGCCGACTCCATGGTCATCCGCGGTTATCAGGAAGTGGCCCGAGCCATCGAAGCCGCCGCGGCGGACCCCCATGTGGAAACCATCGCCCTGAACCTCGACACCCCCGGCGGCGAAGTCTCCGGGGCGTTCGAGCTGGCCGCATCCCTGCGCGACCTGGCAGCGGGAAAGCGCCTGATCGCCATGGTCGACGCCCATGCCCTCAGCGCCGGCTACCTGATCGCCTCGCAGGCCGATGAAATCGTCGTCACCCCGACCGGGCTGGTCGGCTCCATCGGCGTAGTGATGCGCCACGTCGACTTCTCCCGTGCGCTCGACAGCGACGGTATCGAGGTCACGCAGATCTTCGCTGGCGACCACAAGGTCGACGGCAATCCGTATGAGCCCCTGCCCGCCGCCGTCCGTGCGGACTTCCAGGCCGAGATCGATTCGCTGTACGGCGACTTCGTCGAGGCCGTGGTGCGGGGCCGAGGGCTGACCGCCGAACACGTGCGCGGCACGCAGGCGCGCACCTACCGCGCCGCCGATGCGGTCGAGGCCGGTTTGGCGGATCGCGTGGCCACCTTCGACCAACTGCTTTCCGAGCTGCAGACCTCGCGATCTGTGGCACTCCCTGCCGGGCAAGCCGCCCGGGCCAACGTCAGCGCAGAGGACATGACCATGACTGACAAGACCAAGGCGGCGGGCGATACCCAGCAGCCCGCACGTCCCAACAACGACGGGGCCACTTCGGCTGCCACTCACACCGCACAGGACCTGGAGCAGGCCCGTACCGAGGCCCATGCCGAAGGTCTGGCCGCCGGTCTGGAACAGGGCCGCGAGGAAGAGAAAGCCCGCGTCGCGGGGATTCTCGCGCATGCCCAGGACGAAGGCCGCGACATCGGCATGGCCAAGACCTGTATCGAACAGGGCCTGGCCCTTGATGTGGCCAAGACCGTGATGGATGCAGCGCCGGCCCCGGCCACGCTCGAAACCAGCCGGCTGCCGAGCCTTGCCCATACCAATGGGCACGACATCGGGGCCGACAACGAATCCGGTGACTGGGACGAACGCGCCGCGGCCAAGGCCGCCGTCGCCCGTTTCCAGGGCACGGCCCACTAATCGGAGGAACACCCAATGAGCCACGCAAAGTTCGAAAGCTCCGACTTCGAGAACGACATTCTCGTCGCCGGCAATGCCCACCTGCTGGTGGCCCGCGCCATCACCGTGAAAGAAGGCGAGGACCTGAAGCGCGGTGCCGTGATCGGCAAAGACGGAGACGACAAGTACCTGCTGTCCGCGGCCGCTGCCGATGACGGTAGCGAGGTCCCGGATCTGGTACTCGCGCAGGACGTCGACGCCACCGGCGGCGACACCCCGGCGATTGCCTACAGCCGCGGCGACTTCTCGGAATCCGCCCTCATCCTCGGCGACGGCCACGACCTGGACAGCATCCGGGAAGGCCTGCGCGCGAAGGGAATCATCCTCACGCCGGTCCAGGCCGCCTGATCAGGAGACTGACCAATGGACAACATGCTCTTTTCCACCAACTACATGATGGGGATTCGGGAAAGCCTGAAGCGCCCGTCCACCTTCCTCCTGAATCGGTACTTCCCGTTCGTGCAGACCGAGACCAGCGAGGAAATCCACTTCGACGTGATCGACCGCACGCGCCGTCTGGCTCCGTTCGTTTCGCCGGTCGTCGCGGGCAAGGTGGTGCAGGCCAGTGGCCACACTACCAAGACCTTCAAGCCTGCCTACATCAAGGCCAAGACCCCGTGGGATCCCAACCGTCCGCTGAAGCGTGCGGCCGGCGAAACCATCGGCGGGGCCATGAGCCCGATGGAGCGGCTGGAAATGCTGATGGTGCAGACCATGATCGAGCACGACGAAATGGTCTGGCGTCGCATGGAGGTCATGGCCTCCGAGGCGCTGCGCAAGGGCACCGTCACCGTACAGGGTGAGAACTACCCGACGCAGGTCGTCGACTTCGGGCGCAAGTCCACCCTGACCAAAACCCTGACCTCCGGTGATCGCTGGGGTGAGTCCGGCGTCAAGCCGCTGAAGGACCTGAACAAATGGGCCCTCGAAGCCCTGCAGGCCTCCGGCGCCAAGCCCGTCGACATCACCCTGGACATCGATGCCTGGAACCTGCTGAACCAAGACGAGGACTTCAAGAAGCGCCTCGACATGCGCTGGGTGGATAACGCGGTCATGTCGCTCGGCGGCCCGGATGCCCAGGGCGGCACCTACATGGGCACCGCTGACGGCTTCAACTTCTTTACCTACGCCGACTGGTACATCGATCCGGCGGATGGCGAGGAAAAGCCGATCCTCCCGAGCCACACCGTGATCCTGTCCGGCGCGGCCCTCGAGGGTGCGCAGGCGTTCGGCGCGATCCGTGACGAGGCGGCCGGCTACCAGGCCGTCCCGATCTTCCCGAAATCCTGGGTCGAACAGGATCCGGCCGTTCGGTACGTGATGTCGCAGTCTGCGCCCCTGGTGGTGCCGACCCGCGTCAATCACTCCATGTGCGTCACGGTGCGGTGATCGATATGAAGATCACCGCCACTGTCACGCTGGTGGTCGCCGGGGGTGAGGTTGCCCCCGGCGAGGTCACCGAACTGAACGAGGCCGAAGCCCGCAGCCTGATCGAACGGGGGTTCGCGATCCCGTACAAGGCGCCCCGGGCTTCCAGGCCGGAACCCACCAAGCCCGCGCTGGATGCCGCTGCTGACGCCATCCTCGCCCACAACGTCGACCAGATCGTCGAGATCCTTCCCGAGCTTGGCGACGACAAGCTGGCCGGCCTTCTGCAGGCCGAACAGGACGGCAAGGGCCGCACCACGCTGATCGACGCCATTCAGGCCGAGATCGACGATCGAGCGGAAGGCGAGGGCGATTCGTGACCGACCACGTCGACCAGCTGATCGACAACGTCCTCCAGCGGGAGGGCGGGTTTGTGGACCACCCCGATGATCGGGGTGGCCCCACGAACATGGGCATTACCCAGCGCACGCTGGCTGAATTCTTCGGGCGCGACGTTTCCACGGAGGAAGTGCGCGACCTGAGCCGGGAGACCGCACGGTCGATCTACCGCGCGAACTACTGGAACGGCCCGGGCTTTGCCGGGCTGCACCTGCCGCCGGTGATTGCCGAGCTGGTGTTCGACGCCGGTGTGCACCACGGGCCGCACCAGGCCACGCGCATGCTGCAGCGCGCGGCGGGCGTCGGCGACGACGGCATCATCGGCCCCATCACCACCGAAGCGGTCGCCAAGGCCGACACCATCGCGCTGGCCGCTGGCCTGTGCGCGGAGCGTGCCGTGTTCTTCGGCCGCCTGATTACCCGCGACCACAGCCAGGCCGCATTCGCGCACGGGTGGCTACGCCGCCTCGGCGAGATGATCCGCCTGATCCCGGAGGCAACTGAGCTATGAAGATCCTGCGCACCCTGTACGCCCTCGCGGCCGTCGTCGTCCTGTTGGGCGCCTTCGGTATCGCCGCGCTCACATCCGGCTGCAGCGGCCTGCAGACGGCCACCGATGCCGCTGCGCTGGACCGCGCCATGGACCGCGCCGGCGAGCTTGTCGATCGCTACGCCGCCGAGCTACCGGACGAAGACGCGACCGAGATCCGCGCCGCCTTCGCCGAGCTTGAAGACGCGCACGCGGCCCTGCACGAACCGGACGCCGATCTGGCCTGGCACTACGACCGCGCCCGCCACGCCTACCAGCGCCTGCGCACCGTAGCCGAACGCTACTGGGACGATCTGCCGGCGCACGAACAACGCTGGGCCGAAGACATCGACCAGCGCGCGCGGCGGCTGGATGCCCAAGTCGGCCGGCACGAACACCGCCTGCGCGACCTGCTGGAAGGCGCCAGCGGCCTGGCCCGCCTATTGATGTACGCGCGGGTGGTGTAGGGCATGCGCTTCGAGTTCCTGTCCGAGCTGGTCACCAAGTCCATGCGCCCCGGTTGGGCGCAGGTCAAGCGCGCGTTCGAGGTGCACAGCGAACGCCTTGGCGGTAAGGACGTCGTGTGGCCCGGCTTTGAATTCGACTGGGATTCGGTGCCACGCATCCCCGGCCTGCATGCCTCGCTGAAGGGCCGCGCCGAGAAGGCCGCCTGCTACCACGACTGGCTGTACCGCTACCAGGAACGCATGTACGCGCGCCACGTCCAGCCGGTCACCCGGCGACAGGCCGACCTCGCGTTCCTCGACGCGATGGTCGCCGAGGGCGTGGCCCGCCGGCATCGCTGGCCGATCTACCTCGGCGTGCGCATGGGCGGCTGGATCAGCTGGCGAAAGCACCGGCGGGCGCTGAACAAGGGAACCACCCACCACCATCGCGCCAGGGGGGCGGAATGAGTGATGAGTCGCGCGCAGTGGCCGGGCGCTCCGACGACCGAGTCGTCGACCTGGTGCTAGATCGCATGAACAAGTTCGAAGGCAAGTTCGAAGCCAAGATGAACGAAATGGCCAGCGCCATCACCACGCTGGCGCGCGTCGAAGAGCGCATGGCTTCCGGCACGGACAAGATGAGCCAGCTCACCACCGATCTGGATTCTCTGTCCAGCCGCGTGCGCGAGCTGGAGAAGCTGCGCTGGAAGATCGCCGGCGCGATGGTGCTCGCTTCCGCCCTTGGCGGCGGTATCGGTGCCCTCGGCGCCTTGCTCTCCGTGTCCAGCCTGGGGGGCGCCGCATGATCGCCGCCCTCGCCATCATCTGGCTGGCCACCGGCCTCGCCACCGCCTGCCTGTTCGGCGCTTGCGCCGCCGCCGGCCGCGGTGAAGTGCAGGGGGTGCCGGCATGATCGACTTCGGCCCCATGCACGACCAGCTCTTCGACGCCTTCGGGCAGGCCGTCACGGTGGACGGCACGGAAGTGCAGGGCGTTGTGCACCACGACATGGAAGTGATCACCGATGCGGGCATGGGCGACCGGCGCACCATGCTGGACCTGCGCCCGGCGGATGCGCAGGGCCTGCGCGCGGGCGCGCCGGTGCAGGTGCAGGGGGACCCCCGCACCTACCGGCTCGATCAGCAGGTGTCGCACGACGGCCACGTGATCCGGTGGATGCTGCGATGAGCTACACGATCGACACGTCCAACATCGGCGCGGCGCGGCGTTTTTTGCGCGGCGTGCAGCGCGCGGCACAGAACGCCAGCTATCGCGCGGTGAACCGTACTGCGCAGCAAACACGCACGCAGGCGAGCCGCCGCATCCGGCAGGAAGTGCGCCTGCCGGCCCGCTACGTCAATGACAACCTGAAGGTGGTCAAGCGTGCGCGGCGGGACGACCCCACGGCCATCATCCGCGGCCGCCGCCGTCCGACCCGGCTGGCCCGGTTCGGGGCCAAGCCGATCACCAAGCGAGCCGCCGGCGCCCGGGGCGATGCCCTGCGCGGCATCGGTGCAGGCCGCAAGGCCGCCGGTGTGAGCGTGAATGTGGGCCGTACCTCGGGCCGCAGCAAGATGCCGGGTGCCTTCCTGATCCCTCTGTCCAGCGTGCGCACCAACGTGTTCGGCGGACAGCAGCGCGACCGCACCGGGCACATGGGGGTGTTCGTGCGCACTGGCTCCGGCCGTGGCGCCATCCGCCATCTGTACGGCCCCAGCGTCGACCAGCTTTTCAACCGCCTGCGCCGCGACCTGCAGGCCGAAACCACGGGCCTGCTGTCGCGGGAATATGAACGCCAGCTCGGCGTACTGATGCGGCGGGAGGCCGGGAAGCTGTGACACGCGGAACCGAGATCTCCAACGCCATCATCGCCAGCCTGGAGGCCATCAATCCGGCGGGCGGCTACCTGACGGACGCGGGCACCCGCGTGCACGTCGGGCGCGCGGACCACCTGGACGACACGCAGGCCGCCGAGTTCCCCGCGATCCTGGTGCGCTGCGTGCGTGACGGCGTCGGGGCCAGCCAGCCCAAGCATGTGCGCCATGTGCGCGAGATCGCCGTCGAGGGCTACGTGTTCCCCGACGACCCGGACTACGAAGCCGTCATGGATGCGCTGGCCGAAGACATCCACCGTTCCCTGCAGCCGCAGGGCACCCGTTCCGTGCTCGGGGGCCTGGCCATCGAGCTGGACATCGAGGGCGCCGAGTACGTCCACCCCGAGCCGGGCAGCCGCCTGGCGGCGGTGACCTATGCGGTCACCGTCCAGTACGCCACCACCTACATCAACGATCAGCAGTAGCGAGGACACGACCATGCAGAACGGCGGCAAAATCTACCGAGGCGACATTCGCCTGAACGTATCCCTGCCGGACGGCGGCTGGAGCGGCTTTATGCCCGCGCAGAACGCCGACTCCTTCACCATCAACGTGCCGGAACCGGAGACCACCGACCGCATCTCCAAGATGCGCGACACGGCCGGCCAGGTGCTGGACTCGATCAGCGAGATCCAGCCGCACGAACTGAACATCACCTTCAACGGCTTCAACGGTTCCATCCTGGCCGCCGCCTTCAACGGCGCCCTGGACGACTTCAGCCACGATGCCGTCACTGGCGAGACCCAGGAGATCACCGCGCGCATCGGTGCCGGCGTCTCCGTGGGCCACTACTACATCAGCAACGTCGAGGTGCACCCGGACGACAGCGGTTCCCCGGCTGCCGAGCCGCTGGTGGAGGGTGAGGACTACGAAGTCGAGGAACGGCTCGGCCTGATCCGCGCGCTGGAGGATGGCGCGGTGGAAGATGGCGACACCCTGCACGTGACCTTCGACGCCGAGGAAATCACCGGCGAACAGATCCGTGGCGCGGCGCGTTCCGAGATCCGCGCGCAGATGGTGTTCGACGGGATCGACCGCGTCTCCGGCGAGGCCGTGATCATGGAGTTCGACGAAGTGATCCTGGCCGGTTCCGGCGAGTTCGACTTCCTCTCCGATGAGTTCAACACCGTGGAGATCGGTGGCCGGACCATCACGCAGGAAGGTAAGTCCGAGCCCTACCGGATGATGTACCCGAAGGGCAAGGGCCAGTAAGGCAGGCCCTCGGCAATGGCGGGGAATAGCAGCGACGTCGATCTCAAGATCCAGGCCATTGTCGATGGCCTGCAGAACGTCGCTGCGCTCACGTCCGAGCTGGGGGAGCTGGAAGAGGTCGGGGGCCGTCAGGTCCCCGACAATACCGAACAACTGCGCCAGGGCGCGGAGGAAACCTCCGGCGTCATGGACACCCTGCGCGACAACATCGGCAAGGTCGTGGCCGCCGGTGCCGCGCTCGGCGGCGTGGCGGCCACGCTGCGCTCCGCGATTGGCGAGGCCACGGAATACGACACCCGGTTTCGGCGCATCAACGCCGTGCTGGAGACGACCAACCGCACCGGCGAGATCACCGCCGACCGGATCCGCGAGATCGCGCAGGAACTGGCGCGCGCCACGCTGGGGGATGTGGCGGGCTTCGAGGATGCCGCGACCCAGCTGCTGACGTTCGAGTCCGTCACGGCGGATTCCATGCCGCGCATTCTCGAGCTCGCACAGGACCTGGCCGAATCCGGCTTCGGCTCGCTGGCCTCCAACGCCCGCAACCTGGGCATGGCGCTCGACGATCCGGCGCAGGGGTTGAACCAACTGCGCCGCACGGGGATCCGCTTTACCGATGCCCAGCGCGATCAGATCGACGCCCTGATCGAGGGCGGCAACGCGGCCGAAGCGCAGGCCATCATCCTCGGCGAACTGGAAGGCCGCGTGGGCGGCGTGGCGCGTGCCGCCGGCGAAGGCCTGGCCGGGTCGCTGGACGGCGCCGCACAAAGCTGGGAAGAACTGCGGGCCGCTGCTGGCGAGGCCCTGAGCCCGGCTGTGGAAGCCGCCGTGGATTCGCTGGCCGGCACGCTGGACCACCTGACCGACAATCTCGACGGCGTGATCCGTGGGGCGCAGATTGCCGGGGCCGCGCTCACCGTGATCGCCGCCCGCCGCGTCCTGACCGGCGTGGTCGCCCTGAGTGGCCAGATGGCGGGGCTGGCTGCCAGTCTCGGCAGCGCCGCTGCCGGGGCCCGTGCGTTGAACCTCGCCATGCGGGCCATCCCGTTCGTGGGCGCCACCGCCGCGGTCGCCACGCTGGTGCCCATGCTGTGGGAGTGGCGACGATCGAAACAGGCCGCCGCCGAAGCCGCCGAGGAACTGGCCGAGTCCGAACGCCAGCTCGAAGAGCAGCTGCACAACCTGTCGCTGGAGACCGGTGTCGCCATCGATTCGATGGAAGACTTCCACCAGGCGGTGGAAGACGGGCGGCTGGTGTTCGACGACATCGAACAGCGCTACATCTCGGCGGAACAGCAGGCCGCCCGCCTGGCCAGCACGCACGCCCGCCTCGCGGATGAAATGGAGGCCGCCGCCATCCGCTCCGGCGCGATGGGCGACCAGCTCCAGCGCATGGCCGAGCTGTACGATCGGGCGCAGCGAGCGGATGCCCTGGCCGAACAATTCCGCACGCAGGCCGACACCGCCGACGACGTGACCGAGGCGGTGCGCGAGGTGATCGACAGCGTCGACCTCGCCAACCGCCGCGACGTCGGCGACCTCGCCGAGGCCCTGCGCCTGTTGCGTGGCGATGCCAGCGCCCTGGCCGATACCGTGCGCGACGAACTGGGCGGGGCCCTGGCCGATCTTGGCAGCGCCGACATCGCCGCTTTCCGCGACGGCGTGCAGGAAGCCTTCGAGGAAGCGCGGATCTCGGCAGAGGACCTGGCCGAGATCAACGAATCCGTGCTGGCCGCGAGCTTCGACCGGCTCGGCACCAGCTTCGACAAGGCCCTCGGGCGCATTCCCTCGCGCTCGCAGGATGCCGTGCAGAGCATCCAGAACATCGTCGCGTCCATGCAGGACACCACCCTGGCCAGCGAGGAAACCGAGCGCGCGCTCACCGCCGCGTTCGAGGCGGCCATCCCGCGCGTGGATTCCACGCAGGACATCGACGCCCTGCGCACGGCACTGGAACAGGCGGGCGCGGCCGGCCTGCTCACCGCCGAGCAGATGCAGGAGCTGCAGAGCCAGATTACCGAGACCGCCGGCACGATCCGCGAGCTCACCGGAGAGCTGGAAAGCCTGACGGTCGACCAGCTGGCGCAGACCCGCGCGGCACTGGGCACGCTGTTCGAGGAAGGCCAGCTCAGCGCGGAGGAATATCGCGAGGAAGTCGCGCGCGTTGACCAGGCCATGCGCGACCTGGCCGAATCCGCCCGCGAGGCCCGGCGCGAACAGCGCGAGGCGGCCGATGCCACCCGCGACCTGGCCGACCAGACCGACCGCGCCAGCGACAGCAGCGACGACCTCACCCGTGCGGCGGGGCAGGTGACCACGGCCGTAGGCCAGCAAGCCGGCGCCTACGCGCAGACCCGCGAGGAAATGCAGGCGTATCAGAGCGCGTTCATGCAGGTGACCGGCGGTGCCGAGCGGGTGTTCGGGCGCCTGGCCGACATTGCCACGCGCGAAGGCCAGCGCGCTGTCGACGCCGTGCGTGCGGTGAACGACCAGCTGCGGCGCATGGATCAGGACTCCGGCGGTGCGGCCTCCGCTGTGGATCAGCTGCGGGTGCGCTTTGCCGAGCTGACCGAAGGGGAGGCCGCAGCCGCCGAGCTGCGCTCGGAACAGGAAGCCAAGCAACTGGAAATGGAGATCCAGCGCACGCGCCTGGCCGCGCAGCGGGCCAGCCTGCAGGGCGACGACGAACGCGCGCAGGCCCTGCAAAAGGAGATGGCCCTGCTGCAGGAACAGTCGCAGCTATTGCGCCGCGTCCAGCAGGAAGAGCGCCGCGAGCGCGAGGAACGCGACCGCGCCGCACAGGCGCGCGAACGCGAGCGCGAGGCCGAACGCCGCGCCCGCGAGGAAGCGGCCCGCGCCCCCGCCGAACCCGCCACCCGGCCCGATGCTGGCGAGCCCACGCCCACCCGTACCGTGCGTATGGAGATCGAGGTGGGCGGGCGCCGCTCCGCGTTCGACGTGGTCGAGGGCCAGGAGGATCAGGTCGAGCGCCTGTTCCGTGAACTCGAATCCCAGCGATCGGTGGCTCAATGATCAGCCTCACGCACGACGGCACCACCCTGACCCTGCCGGGCGATCTTTTCTGGGCGGATCGCTACGGCTGGCGCAGCGTTACGGCCGCCGCGCAATACACCCTGACCGGCGCGCTGGTGCTGGAGTACCACCAGCGACAGGCCGGGCGGCCCATCACCCTCGAGGCCGCCCGCGACCGCGCGTGGATGGACCGAGGCACCGCCGACACCCTGCAGGCCTGGGCCAACATCCCGGGCGCCGAGATGCAGCTCGACTGGCACGGCGAGATCCACACCGTGCACTGGCGCCACGAAGACGGCGCGCTTGAGCTGGAAACCCTGCGCGAGCTGGTGCCCCACCAGTCCGCCGACCGAGTGATCGCCACCCTGCGGTTCCTGGAGACCCCCGAATGAGCATCAGCATCAGCGAGATCCAGCTACTCGAATCCGACCGCCTGACGGACGACGCCGACGGCGGCGGCCGCCTGACCGGCAACGTGATCGAGAGCGGGAAGGCCAACAACCTGTTCCCGGACATCAGCTCGCTGGACCGCGTGTACGGGCGCGTGAGTCTGCGCAAGGCCTACCCCGCGGTGCGCAGCCCGAACACCGATGTCTACTACGGCGCGCACCTGATGATCGCCGAGCCGCCGGAAGACCCGACCGTGCACGTCGCGCTGTTCGACACGCAGGACTGGACCGATCGCCGCCTCGATGCGCAGGACCGTGTCGAGAGCTACGTGGTGCTGGGGCCGGAGGCCCGCGCCTACCTGCTGGGCACCCAGTTTGCCGGCCAGCGCCAGATCACCGTGCTGCAGCGCCTGGACGCGCCGATCCCGGAGATCGGCACCACCCTGGCCCTGGACGACGAAAGCGGTTCCCAGCGCGTGACGCAGTACATCCGCGTGACCGACGTCGACCACGAAGAAGTGGAGTATGAAGACGACCGGGGAACCTACGTGCGCCGCCGCGTCACGCTGGAGATCAGCGAGCCGCTGCGGGACGACTTCCCGGGGTATCAGCCCGCCCGCACGCGCGTGACCGGAGACGACACCACGGTGCGCGAGACGGTCGTCGCCGATGCCGCGCGCTACTACGGCATCACCCCGCTATCCGCCGCGGCGGAAGAGGGTGATCTCACCGTGCAGTGCGAGCGGGTGTTCACCCCGCTGGTGCCCGCCACGCAGGCGGAAACCCCGCTGACGGATGAAGACGCCGCCGCCGGCGTGCCCATCACCGTCGAGAGCGGTGGCGAGGATGTGGAGTTTCAGGACGTCGCGCAGACCGCCGCGGTGGAAATCACCCTGCAGAACCGCGCGTTCAACTACGTGTACAGCGCCACGCCGCGTCCGGCCCCCGGCACCGTATCGGTCAACTACCGCGCGCAGGGCCGCTGGTATGAGCTGCGCGACGACGGCGAAGGGCGCCTTGAGGGGATCGGAACGGGCACGGTGGATTACACCACGGGCACGATCCAGGTGACCTTGGCCGAGCTGCCCGATGTGCCCAGCGCGATCATGTACGCCTGGGGCGCCGGCGAACTGGTGTACCACGACCGCGCGGGAACCGAGGGCGACCTCGACGACGTGCGCGTGATCGCTGAGGCAGGCAAGCCCCTGTTGCCCGGCAGCGTGACCGTCACCTGGATCGCAGACGAAGAGACCCGCACCGCGACGGACGACGGCAAAGGACAGCTCAGTGGCGACGCCAGCGGTGCCGTGTTCTACCCCACTGGCCTGGTGATCCTCGAGCCGAGCATCAGCATGGCGCCGGACTACAACAGCGTGATTGAGGTCGAGGGCGACGAAGGCCCCAGCGAGGTACTGCAGACCAGCCCCAGCCTGGACAGCGAAGGCATGGCCACCATCGAACTGGGGGAAGGCATCATGCCCGGCTCGCTGTCGCTGGAGTACCAGATCGAGTGGAGCGAAGAGTCGACGCGTTACCGGGGCGCTCCATATGATGGCGGACACCACCAATACGATAGTGATTCCTATCGGTCTGGCCAGCGCACCCGCCGCATCCGCGATGACGGCGAAGGCGGCCTGGTGGGCACCACTGGAAGCGTGGATTACAGCAGCGGCTCCATCACCCTGACCGTAACGCGCGAAGAATTCTGGACTTCCGTTACCCGGTCCAGCACCAGGAGCATCGTGAACGGCGAGGAACGCACCTCGCGCGAATCCCTGGCCAGCGGCATCACCGTGCGCTACTTCCCGCCCGGCGTGACCGGCAGCACCGTGACCGAACAGGTGGAAGCCCCGGCGATCGAAGGCAATCTGCTGGGCCTGCTCTCCGAGACGATCATCCCCGGCAGTGTCCGCTTTCGCTGGCGCGGAAGCACCTATGAAGACCGCGGCGGCGATCTGGTGATCGACCCGGACCCCAGCACCGGGTTCGGCGTGACCGCCGGCCGCCTCCGCTACGACACCGGCGACATCGAACTGACGGAGTGGGGCAGCGGCAGCCAGGGGCTGGAGGTTCAGCGGATGGTAACCGCCACCGGTGGCATCGCCACCGACGTGTTGGCCTTCCGTGTGCCGGGCGCACCCCTGCGCAACCAGTCGCTGATCGTCAACGCGACCACCACCGATGGCGAGGCCCTGACCATTCAGGGCAACGCCAACGGCGAACTGAGCGACAGCGAGGGCCGCACCCGGGGACTGGTCGACTGGGAAACCGGCGCGGTCGAGATTGAGTTCGGCCGCTGGCAGGGCGAAGACTGGGAATTCGAGGACAGCAACGGCGAACCGCACACCCTGGTGCTGCCCGGCGGCATCACCTTCAGCGCGGTCGTGTACAGCAGCATCCCCCTAGACCCGGACATCCTCGGCCTCGACCCGATCCGCTTGCCGGCCGATGGCCGCGTGCCGTTCATTCGCAGCGGCAACGTGGCGGTGATCCACCATACGGAGACCACAGACCTCGGTAGCGGCGACACCACCACGGACCTCGGCCGGGAGCGCCTGAGCTACGCGCACGTCTACGACGCCGAAGGGGAGCGCGTACCAGACGAGCAACTGGAAGTCGACCTCGACGCCGGCACCGTTCGCGTGGACGACCCCAGCGGCTACGACGCGCCTTTCCACTGCGAGCACCGCATCGAGGATATGCGCCTGGTCAGCGAAGCGCAGATTACCGGCGTCGTATCGTTGGCCAGCCCGCTATCGCACGACTTCCCGGCCGAGGAAACCTACCTCAGCACCGCGCTGCTATACGGCGATCTACAGGCCGCCGCCGGCGTCGCATGGGATCAGCAGACCTGGACGGGCGACTGGGCCGACGAACAGATCGGCGACAGCGCCGGCGGCACCTACAACCAGACCGACTACCCCATCGAGGTGACCAATGAAGGGGCCATCGAAGAGCGGTGGCGCCTCGAGTTCAACAGCACCAGCACCGTGAACGTGATTGGGGAATACACGGGCCAGATCCTGACCAATGTCTCGATCGACGAAGAGATCGCGCCGACGAACCCGACAACCGAAGGCGGCGTGCCCTATTTCCGAATCGACCCGGACGGCTGGGGCGGCGGCTGGAACACCGGCAATGTGGTCCGCTTCGACACCCGCGCGGCGAACCGCCCCGTGTGGATCGCGCGCACCGTACTCGCCAGTGACGACCGCACCGAATCCGACGCCTTCCGACTTCAGACCCGAGGGGACGCAAACTAATGAGCGATGTGCATGTGTACAAGTGGGACGATGCCGACGCGCCGGTCCTGAACAGCGACGGACCTGGGGCGATGGCTAACCTTCTGCGTAAGTGCCTGGTGGACGGCTACGGCAGCGGCGATCAGGAAAAGGCCCCGGCCGGTTGGACCATGGATTGGGACAGCGATACCAATGCCCGTGTCGCCCTACGGCCGGGAGCGGTCGAGGCACAGACCTGCCACTACTACGTGGACGACACCGGTACGGTGGGCGCCGGCGGCAATCGGTGGGCGCGTATCTGGATTAGCGAGAACTGGGACGGTTGGGACGAAAATGGCGATCCGGTTGATGCCTTGATCCCGGACGACACTGACTGGGGGCGCACAATCGCTAAGAATGTCGATGATCAGAATTCAACACCAGTTCCCTGGATCATCGTCGCGACCGATATGGGCTTTTATCTTCTCGTGGATTACTACTATAAAGAGCCTGGATTCGATGGAAATAATGGGGCTCCGCTAGCATTTTGTGGTCGAGCCATAAGCTATGGCGGAAGCGATGACTATCTAGATGTGCTTTCATTTGGAAATTCGGAAGATTATACGTCTACCCGCATTGCCTATTATGGGACATTAGGTTCTCCACGGTGGTGGGATCAAGGAACTGGGGCCTCGCCGGCATTGGCCCGCCGTGCGTTTGACGGTATTAGTACGAATTCAGTGATCGCTACGCGTTGTGGCGCTGGGGGCACGGATAATGATGAAAATTTCATGGGGAGATCGCCATCAATACCTCACCCAGAACCGATTTCAGGCGCAACGCTGACTGCTCGAGTGCTAATTACCCAGGGAAACCCAAGGCTGGGCCAGACCTTAATTCGAGGGAATTACCCGGGGATTCTTTGGCCTCTTCATCAGGCGCCCTTCTCGCATGGAGAAATCGTTGAGGTCAACGGGCGTCAATATATCGCGTTGAATATGGCGGTGAATGTAATCGACGTCGGACAGGCATTAGTTGATATTGAAGGCCCATGGGAGTAAGCGATGCTTGAACAAGGACCTAAGATCACACACCGACATCGTTATCGCCTGGCAGGCACTGTAAAAGATGCCAGTCAAAATCCTATGGAGCGTAAGGTTATCGCGGTGCCACGATCACACCCAGAGTGGTATGTAACGGTTTCAGATCCAATGACCGGTGAATGGTCGATCAATAACATTCCTTCGCTGAAGTATCGGGTGTTTGTGATTGACCACACAAAGGAATTCCAGCCATGGGCAGCGGATTACATCAAACCTGTACCAATGGACTAGCCAATGCCCAGTAGCGATTTGCAGGCAACATTGCAGCGCACTTGGGTGGCGCTTGACGGCGGTGAACTGCTATCAGTTTTCAGCCACCCGCAGGGCTTGGCCGGCCGCGTGGAGGATATAGAAGGCGACGGCCTCGAGGGCCGCATCGTCTACGTCTACCGCCGAAGCGACGGCACCCTGCAGGGCAGCGCCACCACGGACGCGGAAGGCGCCTGGATCTGGACCAGCGCCGATGCCGACCCGGGCACGGAGTATTTCGTGGTGGCGATCAACCCGGATTCGGAGGCCTCGGACTACGCCCCCAGCGCGGCAAACCGCCTGACGCCCGTCACGGTGGTCTAGATGGCGCGGCCCGGCGGTAGCATCCGCCTGATCAGCCGGCCCGGCGTACCGCAGGCCAGCGGCGCGATCACGCTCGCCCCGTGCGGCCAGCGGCAAGACCCCGGCGCGCTGGTGCTTCGCGAGGGATACGGAGGCGGCCCCCAGCCCGGAGACGCGGTGCGCCTGATGCCGTGCCTGGGCGGCCTACCGCTGGGGGACGCCCCGGATCCAGCACCGGATTACCCGGCCACCTTCCGAGGCCCCGCCCCGGTCGTGGGCCTGCCCTACGCCGGGCGCCACGCGCGCCGCCCGCGCCCGCACAGCGCCCCCGGCTGGACCATGCCGCCGCCGTTCCCGCGCCACACAGATGCGCAGTACAGCGCGGGCACACCTCGGCGTGTGCATACCGGAAGTCTCTGGGGGCGCTTGCCGCAGCGGCCGCGGGCCACGGGTGTGCCGTGGGATGCCCGCCTGCGCGATCGCAGCCGTCATCAGTCGGGCCGGTGGGGCGACGTGCCCCCGCGCCGCGATCTCACGGCCGCCCCGTGGCTGGACCGCCTGACACCCCACAGCCCGCACACGGACACCCCGCACGCCGAGCCGCCGCACAAGCGCCGCCATACCGGGGCAGGGTGGGGCAGTACCCACCCGCTCGCGCGCCTGCTGGAGGCGCTGCACCGCGAGCCGCCGCACAAGCGGCAGCACACGCGCTTTCCCTGGGGCGATGTGTGGGGCATCACGTTCTTCATCCGGCCAGAGCCGCCGGACCCCGAACCACCGGACCCCGACCCGGAACCCTGCTATGTGCCGCCCGAGGGCGATGCCGTGGCGCTGGTGCTGGATCGCCCGTGGGAGTCCATGCCGGGCGATGCGGTGCAGCTGCACTTGCTGTGCCCGGGCGAAGAGCCCGCGCCCCCGGCGCTCACCATCCCGACCCTCAAGGTGTACACCATGATCAACGACATCCATGTGGCCCGCCTCTCGGACGGGCTGGAAATCGCCGCCGCGCAGCTGCAGCTGGGGCTGGATGTGGAGGCCCATACCTGGAGCTTTTCCGGCACGCTGGTGGGCGCCGATGCGATGGACGCCGTAAAGCCCGGCTCGGGTGGCGAGCCGGTCACGCTGGTGGTCACGATCAACGGCTACACCTGGCATGTGCTGGTGGAAGAGTGGAGCGAGACCCGCGAGTTTGCCCAGCGGGGCGTGCAGGTGCGTGGGCGGGGGCTCTCTTCCCTGCTCACGCGGCCGTATCAACAGCCGGTATCGGGGCAGATCACCGCACCCACCAACGTGCAGCAGGCTTTCGACGCGCTGCTGCCGGTGGACTCCGGCTTCAGCATCCAGTGGGACAGCGACCTGGACGACTGGATGCTACCCGAGGGCGCCTGGAGCTGGGGCGACGACACCCCGCTGGGCATCATCCACGAAGCTGCCACAGAGGTGGGCATGATCGTCGTGCCTGATCGCGCGGCCCGCACGCTGCGATTCCGCGCCCGCTACCCCGTGCTGCCCTGGCAGTATGAAGGCGCCGAGCCCGCGCTCACCGTGCCCGACGCTGCGATCCTGCGCCTGACTCGACAGCAGCCCATCACCACGCAGGCCAATGCCGTCTACGTTCATGGGGGCAGCACCGGCGGGCGGCTGGTGCAGGTCACCCGCGACGGAAGCGCTGGCGACCGCCTCGCCAGTACCCAATCCAGCGACCTGATCACCGACATCGACGGCGCCCGGCTTCTCGGCGGGCGCATCCTCGCTGGCGAACACCAGCAACCCAGCGTGCGCAGCATCACCCTGCCGCTTGGTGGGGACTTCCCGCTGCCGACCCTGGCCGACCTGGTGCAGCTCGAGATCGACAACGACCCCGAACGCGCCACCCTGCGCAGCGTCCAGATCGAAGCCCGCCTGACCGACCTCACCGTGCAGGTGCGCCAGACACTCGGCTTCGGCGAAGAGCCCGACAACGCCTGGGCCCGCTTCCGCCGCCTGATGCCCTACGACCCACTACTGATCGGCGAAGTCGTCGCCACCCACAGCGACAACACCGTCACCGTCGAACTGGTTGGCGGCGGCACCCAGCGCGTTCGCGGCCAGGCCACCACCGGCGACAACGTCTACATCCGCGCCGGCCGCATCGAGGGCGAAGCCCCCGACCTCCCCACCGACAGCATCAGCGTCTGACCTCTGGGGTATGCCGCCGGAGCCAGTCGGGGAGCACATCCCGGATGGCCTCAAGAAGGTCACCCACCGCCACGCCGATTGCGCAGTGCGCCTCGTTAAGCGAGCCCTCATACATTTCGGCGATCTCTGCGTCGGAGACCGACGGCGGCATGGACCTCTGCCGCCGGATCTCGTCAATCACTCGCTGTTCCATCACTCCCACCGTCTCTGCCGTGCCGCCTAAGTCAATTCGATCAGTGCATTTCCCGACTCTACCACCACCCCTTGCGCGGCTCACGTTGCGGTGCGTGATCGCCAGACGCAGACTACCGAAAAGCAAAAGGGACTCTGCTATGGCCACCATCTGCCCGCGCTGCGGCAAACTCGACGATCGCCCACAGGACCAAAACGATGGGCAGTGCCCGCACTGCGGGGTGCTGTATGAAAAGGCCCGCCACGCGGCCGCAGAGTCACGCAAGGTCCCGGAGGCCAAGCCAGTGGCGCCGAGAGTTATCCGCGGGTTTGTCTACGGCGCGTCGCTGTTGGCCATCGGATTCTTCTTGGTGCAGCACTTCGACGACCAGGATGCCGAAACGGGCGACCGCCCCCAGACCCATCAGGTGACCACGGCATGCGCTGACAGCATTCGTTCCGCTGCGGATCGCCCGGACACGGTGTCGGTTTCCTACCTGACCGCCGAGAGTACGCAGGTGCCTGATGGGACCATCGCTGTACGGCTTCACTTCAGCGCTGAGAACGAACAGGGTATCGAGATCGACTACATCGCCCGCTGCAACGTGACAGCCGAAGGCGAGGTGCAATCCTTCAACACGCAGCACCGCTGA